ATGGACTGATAAACCTGCGCCCTCATCTCCTGAAACAAAAGTTCAGAGTCATCTAAGGGGGATTTGGTCTCCCATGCTCCCAACATCTTTATCAAACTCGTCGAACCCAGAGGTGCCGCCATAACCAAAACAGTCTCCCCAAAACGAACTGGGTCTTCCACGCAATCCGAATAGCTATATGCTGGTATACGTATCATTCGACCAGTATGTTGTAGGAAAACTAAGCGATCTGGTTTCTGGTAAGCAGATGCCTCCTCTGATCCCTTACTTGCCAAGGTAGCCAAGATGCCATACCTGCCCATAGTTTCCTGGTAATCAACAAAACTAAAAGGAGGAACACCAGCTTTGCGACATGCTCGTACGAACGATGGGGTAACTCCAGTCCTACTATCATCTCCATGGGACTGGTGCAAAACAAACTCACTAATACACTTTGGTAAAGGGATCGAATGCCTACGGCAAAAATCAATTACAATCGCGTACATGAGGAGTTGATTCATAAATGAATTCAGCAAAAGTGTAATCACCAACCCACTAGGCATGACTGAAATCATAAAAATGAGGCTACTGTAAAAAACAGCTGTGTTGGCCCACCACCGCAAAAGTGTCCAACCGTAAACCCTGATCTGATGGTTGTAAGTGCACGCATGAATGTGTTCATCTATGACCAACTCTATCATGACTAGCAAAGTCTCGGCTGATAATGAATACGGCATAATCTTGTCCCAACCAGAAACGTCCGCATCAAAAAACCTCGGGAAATGCTCATCATGGTCCCAACAAGCCACGGTTAGATCCATCATCGACTGTTCATAATGTGGTCCATCCATATCCAAACTGGATACCAAATCAAAATGGATCGGGTGCTCAGCAGTAAGATACAACAATGGCATAAAGAACATCCGAATGGCCAAATTAACAGGGGCAGGTAAACAAAAAACCGCCCGGGTTTTAACCTTGACCTTACAGACACTGGCAGCACGGGTTTCGAAAAAATCCCTATAGCCTGCATCATCACCCAGCTCCAGGTCAAAGAAACCATCATCTTTCTGTATACCATACAACCTGGAGTAAAAATCGACCATATCATCGGTGGCTGGATAAGTACCCGTAGGGTCCCTGTGTTCAACCGTATAAAGCTCGTCCTTACAAAAAACCGTCATAACCAAAAGCTCCGGCAACACACCCATCGTTATCAAGAAAGTGGCCGCTGTGGTTGCCAACCAAGTGTCTTCAGCACCAGGGACAATGCCAAGCGTCCCATCCCGTGTGGTGCAAACAACATCATTTTTGGTGCCGGTCGTTCCA